TGTTGCTGTTGCATCTGCATTTGTTGCTGCATTTGCTGCATAGCCTGTTTTTGCATTTCCACACGCTCTTCTGGCGTTGTTATAAGCTCGGAAGGTATAGCCATTTGTTCAGCCACATAATCCAACACTGCTTCTTGTTTTAAAACAAACTGACCTGCCGGACCGGCTGCCTGTGCGATCTGTGCAAATTGCATCACCTCTTGCACTTTTGCCATGTTTTGAGCTTGGGCGAGGGGGGCTGAAGGAACAACTTTTACTTCCAAACCATTCACCCGGAGAGGCAGATCAATCATTCCCATTTGATCCATTGTTTCTAAGGTTCTGCGAACAATAGGATACATTGTTTCATTGATAAGCCGACCGAAACTTGATCCCAAATTCTGGGCAAGTTGGCGGGTCTTTTCATTAATTTCAGTTGCGGATCGGGCAGACATATTTTCGGGCGGTAAATCTTCATCAAGTAAAATTTTCTTTATGGACATTCTGAGATCGTTCGCCACAATTTGTGAAAGTTGAGGGTCCCCGGAGCGTGGAAGTGGAGCAAGACTTGGACCCATAGGACCGCCGTTTCTCGCAACAGGTATGATTGCTCCCGGTAAAATTGATATTGTCGATGGATTCAAGATTCCGTCGTCAGCAGCCGTAAAAACTCCCCCAATGGACAATGACGCATTTTTAAGGGTCAATTCTATGGCTCGGTTTAAACTTTTAATGTCGGGCAGGGCAGTCAAACACACACCTCGCCCCATGATTTCTTGGGCTGCAACCATGTACCTCGAGATCACCCAAGGAAAAGATGTAAGTTCTCTGTGCAGCAATTCGTGTTGCCCGGATTCATCTATGATTTGATAGTGATAAATACCTTTTGTTTTATCGTAATACGTCGATTCAATCAGCGTTATCTTATCGTTTTCTTTGTCTTGATACCGTTGAGCAATTTCGTTTGGTATTGTAATATCTGGAAATTCCTGATCCAAAACATTAAAAGGCTTCTTCATTTTTCGATACACTTTATCAACCGTGCCAAAGGGACCTTCTTCAAAACACACAGTAAAAGTTGGAATACAGGTAAATCGGATCGGCTGCACTTCATCTCCGGGCTGTATCAGCATCACAGACGTACCTATTGCCAGTTCAAGAAGAAACTCTCCCATTGCCATATCAAAATTGGATTGCCTGAGAACGCCAAACATCTTGGTTGTATAGTCATCAAGCACACGTTGTATTTCAATTTTTCGCTCTGCCGGGACCGATTCCCCGGGTGCTAATCGGCACCAATTCCGCATGGGAGGAAAGATTCCGGACTGAAGCCGATTAGCAAACCGATGTGTGGATTGGATAGCGGTGCTATCAAAAACCCTCGACATTTTATCTGAACCTACAGTTTCACCTTCATAGTTTCCATCATAGAGATTTCTATTTGGCAAGCAGTAACGGTACGCATCTTCGTAAATGCCACGCCACTGATCCTTTCGAGAAGTTGCTAACTCGTAACGCTTTTTAACTTCTTCGGGTTTTAATTTCATTTCTTTTTACCGTAAGACTTCATAGCAATTTTACCGGATGTGGATTTGGCAAACGACTTAGCATCTTCAACGCCTTTTTTCGTGTAAGCAAAGTGTTTGGTTTTCATGCCATCCTTGGTTTTATACATCACCTTTGGCATAAACTTATCCTTCCCTTGGGTTAAAACGAACACCAGATGTTGATGATCCAAAATCAGACACACCCATACCGGGTGAGAACCGATCTTGTGACATAAGAAGTCTTTGACCACCAAAACGCCTTAATCTATTTCGAGATATCATCTGGCGTATTTGTTTGCGTCGTTCGGCTTCGGCAATCATTTCCTGTTTTTTCTGGATCATTTCTTCATCCGAATATCCTTGTCCCTCAAGGACTGAGAAATCAACAATCTCTTGAACGCTATCACCATCCCCTGTGACCGCACTTGCATTAGAGGGTGAGGTAAAGGTTGAAGCGGTTGCAGCATTTCCGGCAGCAAGAGCAGCAGCTTCGTCGCTGACATTGGATGTCCCATCACTTTGAAGGGTATCATTTGTTGAAGATGACCCGGTATTCAGAGCAACTTGATCGGATGTTCCGTCAATATCCCCAAAGTAATCTCTGTATTCGTCCATAAGACCTGTGGCTAACCCTTGTTTTGTTTTGCCTAAATCAACATCCTGATCATTAGAAAGCGTGGTCCCGTAGTTTGTTCCCATATCGGTTAATGGATTGTCAGTAAGAGTTGCACCGCCCTCAACAGCGGTTTCTATATTTTCAAAACCCGATAAAACACCCTTTGCTGCTTTAAGTTTTGTGCGACCCGTGTTTATTTGGGTCCCATCAGACGTTTCAATCGACCAATATTTCCCTGTATCGACAAGTTTATGTCCGGTCGCCGAGGTAAAAGTAGGATTTGGGGCTGATGTTTTATTCACCAATGCTAAAATAACCTTCCATAAATCGCATAGTCCTTGCAATCGGGACCATATCTTTTACAAATTCCTTCCTTTTTAAATAGCACAGACGATATCCACTTGTCTGCGAGAGAATTGTCGGAGCAAACATGGGCTTGAAACCGCCATAATAGCAATTCTTTGGCTATGAAATCAAACCATTTGAGGCTTGCCCGGTGCCAAACGTGCCGTTTTTTACCTAAATTTGCATCCGGAATCATCCATGCTTCGGCAACTCCTGCCCAAAGAACATGAAACCCAAAGGAAACATAGAGTTTATCTTTAGAAATACCTGTCCAAGCCTGTCCTTCTTTGACAAATTCAAAGCTATTGTTCTCAAAAACAGGTCGATCAATCTCTCGGAGTGTCATTAAACGTGGATGATGCGGTGAAAACTCCAACAATCGGTTGGAAATACCGTCCAGACCCATCGCTTTTTCCATTTGTCTAGGCGAAAACATCAAAATCCAATCCGGCATAAACTGTTTGAGCTATAGATGTATCTGACCCTCGGACCAATCGTCTGTGTTCACCGCCCCCTAGACATAAATACCCGGCTGCATCCCCGATATGGGAGTGTTCGTTTTTATTTGGGCTATCTTTGAAGCGTTCAACGCCTGATCCAATGCTCACTCGCTTGAAATGATAGCCCCCGGCTAGTGATTTTCTCAGTCTAAGACAGGTTTTACTCACTAGAAAGCCGGGTTTTCCTTCAATAAGTCTACCCATTGGGGATGCGAGGGCTTCTCTTCTCACTTTAAAATCGTTTGATGCAGTAGGGCGAGCCATTAATCCATGTGTTTTCAGGTGATCAAAGGCGGTTGTTTCGTATATTGCATCTCTTTGTGACCCGGCCGGATCGCCCCAAATCATTACAGGCATTTTTGGAAAGTGTGTTTCCAATTCGGCTTTTAAAATATGGCAAAATCGTTCTAAGCCCATGTCAAAAGTAACAATTTCATGGAGAATATGCCATCGTCCATTGGGCAATCTCTGTCCAAAGACAGCAGCCGGGGTCAATCCAAAGTCAAGTCCAATCTGTATGGGTACATTTTTTTCTGGCTCAAGGTCTGCCGACATTAAATTATCGTCATATTCAGGCCAAACGGAGCGTCCTTCTTGCACATAGGTGTACTTTCCTTCAGCATAACAGCGTATCCAATCGAGGTTTTTACCGCCTAAAAGCTGTTCGTAATAACCGCCCGGAAGATTAGCCAAGTTTTCAGCCTTTGGATTTGTCTGCCACCATTTTCCGGCTGCATGAATAAACCCTTGCGCTTCCGGCATATCGGATGGAACTTTATCCAGAGGAACCTCAAGCACACCGCCTTGCTGACGAAAGAATTTCCACGCAAACTCACCTTTTGGCGTTTCTTTTTCGGCAAGTTTATACCAATAATGGTCATCATCCATAGGATTTGTATCCATGATAACCCCTCTCCATGTTACACCACCATCGGCTTTAGTCGGATATCGTCCCACTCGATGAGTTAAACCATCAATTACAGCTTTTGGAAGTTCTCTTGCTTCATTCACCCATGCCCCGGTGAGTTCCAATGACAAGAGCTTTCGTACATCTTTGGGTTGATCAAGGGCTAAGAAAATAACTTCCATATTGACCCCGGCAGCCCCATCCCGACTTGGTAGTTTCAAGTGATGCGTGATTGGTGGCGAGTATTTTACAGGACCCCAAGTGTCTTCAGGAAATAACTCTAACCATGTTTTCAGAGTTGTGGTTTTAAGCATAGGATACGAGTTTCTGACAATGGCAAACCTTGAATATTTAATGCCATCACGGATACTGGGCTTTTGATTTACAGCAATTTTAAACAATTCAGCAGCACAGGCATAAGATTTACCCGATCCCACCGGACCCATAAGACCTCGTACAAAAGATTTATCGTTGAGAAACTTCCAAACTTGTGGAGAATTACGGAAATCTAACTTCATGCCTGTTGGTAATTCTTTTGTCATAAAGAACTACTTTCTTCCGCATACGCATCTTTAACAATACTTGCAATGACAAGACCGATCTCACATTTATTTAATTTAAAAGCCTCGTCAATTAGCCATTCTTTTACGTCATCCTCAAGGTAAAAATACACATTGCCTTTTTTAATTCTTAAATCATTGTAAAAATTATGTTTCATTTAATCTTCCCTTTCTTTTTTATTTTTGGCTCTCCTTCGGGGCCAAGCATTTGTATTTCCACAACAGCCGGTCGATTGGCGTTTTGCTCTCGGTCCAGAAGTCCGGCTGACTTGGCAAGCGTTTGAAGAACTCTCACCTTGTCAATCATTTCAACCTCAATCCCATTGCCGGGTAACACTCTAATTCTTTTTATCGCAGAAAGGGCATGGTCGGGAATATCAGCAGATGCCTTGACCTTTACCTCACCCTGATCATTCCAAGTTAAAATATCTGTAATCTGACTTGTTCCTAGATTAATCAACTCTGTTGCCAAAGCATCTCGGTTATCAACAATAACGTCCGAGCCTTTTATTCTACGATTGATTTCACGTATCCCGCCAAAGCCTTTAATCCTACTCACTTGACGGGTCCTTGTCTGGTTCATCCTTATGGTCATGCAAATCTACAACTTCAGCGATATTATCTCCGTAGTATTTTTGATCTAAATGGAGCCGTTCCATTCGCCATTCCTCATTCACACGTTCTTGGCTTTCCCTGTTTTTTTCCATTTGAAAGGCTATTTCGTATATTGCATCGGCAATCGCTCTTTGCATTTTTTTACTCATTGCATTTCCCTTTCCTAAAACGGTATGTCATCATCTAAATTATGATTGCTCGGCACAGGCTCGGCTGCTCGATCCGGCGTTAAAGATGGCGAAGAAAATGAACCACCTGGACTCGCTTGATCTTTTGGTTTATCGCACATCACCAGTGATCCCCCGTAATTCCCAATCACAATCTCAGCAGCAACTTTATTCGTGCCATCCTTGCCCATATATTTCCGCATGGTCATAGTGCCCTCAATCAAAACCGTGGACCCTTTCTCCAGATACTTCTCAGCAATCCCAACCAAAGCATCCGACTTGATGACAACCTTATGCCAATCCGTACGCTCCTTCCTCTCGCCATCCTTTGTCTTCCATCGCTCGGTGGTCGCCACTGCCAATTCAGCTAACCGTCCACCACTGGGGAAATTCCTAATTTCTGGACTGCGACCCAAATTTCCCATTATTGTAATTTTATTGTAACTCGCCATTTGTCTCTCCTGAATGTTGAAAAAAGTTTTGTGAAGTACCCCTCTATACGCACGAGGCCCGGGCCCCCCCATAAGTGCCTTTTTTGTAAGGGGGGGCCGCCCTCTTTTTTTATTTCTACGCCCTAGCTATCTCCCTTTATTTGTACTGTGTTCAAAGTGTATAACGAACATCTAGGTTCTGAACATCACGGCATCCGACTCTTGTTTGTAGCCTTTGTTAGTATCTTATTAGCGTCTGTAACTCTTAGCTTACTGTGTTTAAAAGCATTCGTGTAGAAAGCTAACGACTCAGGTGGACGGAGCTCTTCCTTCTTATGCCACAGGATCGACTTCATAATCTCTCGTCTCCACTGTTGCATCGTGACACCTGACGATGCTATTCTTTCTGCGATACCTTCTTGCCTCTCGTCCCAGATGAATCGGCCTCTCGTCCCTAGTTGTATCTCTAGTGTTTCTATGTACCATTTTACCATTTCCTTTGAGATTCTTCTAGTATCAGTATCTTCCTTAACTGGTACGTTACTTACAACCTCACGTTGTTGTTCACTCATACAACCCCCAGAGGTTGTATTACTCTGCGTCTTCTGTCTCTTTTTAGCAGTAGGTTTAACAACCTGATGTTGTGCAACTGTGGATAACTTATTCAATGTTTCACTTGCTTCCTGAGTTTCTAAGTACTCAACTTCCCCCATTAATTTACTTGTTAACTCTTCATCACTGACACCGGGATCGTAGATGATTCTCCATGTGGCACCCTTTCTCCCGACCTTCCTTAACCTGTTCTGCTGTCCGATCTTCTTCACATATCCCCACTCTTCGAGCAGCTTCATTTGCCGACTGACCGCTTGCTGTGTCTTCCCTAATAACTCTGCGATTGTCTTTTGATTGGGAAACAATGTCCCGGCCCGATTTGCATAGAGAGAAAGGGCGCAGAGCATGAGAAACGTGGAGCTATGGTTCCTAAACCTTGCATCCGCAATGGCTCTCGATGGTGCAACAAAGTAGGCTCCCGGCGCACCTCGTTCTGTTGTTGCTGTATTGTACTCTGCATCCGGCTTAGTGATCTCATCACGGGCTTTCTTTCGCTCTTCTAAGATGTCTTTGTCTCTCATATATACAACATTCATGTTTTATGTCTCTGTAATAACGGTGCCGGGATAGCTTGCTTCCACCAGTTTCTTCTTTAAGCGATAGACAGGCGTTTTCATTCCCTTCACATCTTCCACAACCATCGCTCCATACTGACCATCCATTCCCCGAATTTTCTTATCTATGTACTGAAAGTCCGCTCGGTATGTGCATATCTTCTTGCCATTGATCTCAACCTTAAACTGGGGCTGAAGCTCAAGGTGAGAGATTTGCCCTGCCTTTTCCATCATCTTTAATACAGAATACCGGGCTGCTTCCTTCTTTGAGTCAAAGACAATACCATCCACCTCTGTTTTGATCGCCTTGTATTTGTTATTGAACCTCATATCCAACCGACCCTTGGTTCTTGCTTTAATCCTTTTTCCCAAACAAACCATGCAAGAGCCATCATGCCACCTGTATAGCTTTCTCCGTTTTTCATTAACGATACTCGCTTACTAAACACCCAAACACGGGCAGGGGGGAAATCTAAGAACAATCCCTGTCGCTCCTTACCCTCTAGGAAGCTCAACTTTAAAAGCAATGCTATTTTATCAGATGCTAAATACTGAAACTGTCTTGCTATCTGCGTTGCCAACTTAAAAGGGGGATTGGTAATGATATTCTGACGTACGTTTCGCTCCATCAAGCAATCAACACCACTTTGACCAAATCCTCGGTCCACAAGGTCTGTGCTTTCCACATCAAATCCTTGCTCTTTTAATCTCTTTGATATGTGACCTTCACCGCAGCAAGGTTCCCAAATAGATCCACTAAAACTCTCAACACCGAGCAAAGCGTCTGTGGCTTCAACAGGAGTGGCGTAATAATCATCTCCTTTAACGGATTCAATGCGAGTTATATGTTTCATACGTCATCAACCTCAAGGCAAGGACATAAGTCAAAATGCTCTTCACATTTGGTGCAGTAGAGTTCTCCGCACTCCTCACAGGTAATCAAATGGGGTTCTCTTTCACACTCGCAAAATTTCTTTTCTTTCATTTGTATTAATCGTAGTTTTTCAAGTAATTTCTGCCTTGCATCCTCGATCTTTCCCATTTGAACGGCACCACCAAGACTGCGAGAACGAATTTGAATAGGTTTTAGTTTAAACTGTTCAGCTAACATTATCTTTTTCATAACTGCCTCATATTTGTAATAGCATCAGGTCTTGGAAGAGGTGGCGGTGTAACGTGGTCAAAGGTGCCAACAGATAAATCTAGGGTGTCTTTGTAACGAATAATCATAGAGCACGTCGCTGTATGACCGCCCATCAAATCATTGGATGATTTGTAGTTCTTATAAAAGGCATTACAGTGAGCCTCTTCATTAAATTCCATGAACACCGTTGCAATGAATACAATCTCCTTCATTGCCCATGTTCCACATGAAGCATCCGTTCCACAGCGTCATTTACGTCGTTTACAACCGTTTTGCGTCTTTTTGTTTCAGGTTTATCAAGAGATTGTTTCAATAACACTTGTGCAAGGCTTGCCATAGATCGTCGTTCATTTTCAGCAACTTGCTTGAGTTTCTTATGCAAATCTTCTTCGATTCGTATGTATAGGGGGACTAACATTTTCACTCCGTTTAAATAAAAGTATGGTTTATGTCTTGAACATAAGATATCAATGTGCTATCTGTATAGAAGAGAATAATCGGAATATTGAAAGAGGGAGACATAATGACCACAGAAACACTCACATTTAGTAAGGATCGCTTGGTACGGCTTAAAGACAGCTATGCAGAAGCCATCAGCGAGGGCAGGGATGAGTTCACCTTTGATGGGTATGATTTTCTGGTGGGTTATGCGAAGTACCTCATAGAGTATCTCGACAACCATTTTGAGAAAGTACAGGGGAAAACGAGAGGTTAAAATGACACTTAAACAAAAATTAATCAAAGAAACTACCATGTTTCCTGCACTTGACATCAAGTCTGGCAAAGAAATTTATATTACGTGCAGTGACGATTTGGTGATTGACGTAATACATCATACGGATGAACAACACGAAAAGGGCTACAATGTCATAGTCACAGTTAACCAACCTTCTCAGCAAATTGTTGATGCGGAAATGTTACTAGTATCTGTGGATGTAGATGATTGGGAGGAAGAATATGGCTCGTAAAATTAGGGATACAGCCGAAGAAGAACATAACGATACAGAGTATTTCGCTTATGTCCGTGTCAGTACCGACAAACAGGATACGATCAACAACCGCTATATCATTGAAAAGTGGCTCAATGGTGGGGATCATAAAGTAAACTGGTACGAAGACGCAGGGTACTCAGGTTCTATAGCCCTCAGAGAGCGTCCCGGGCTCCACCAGTGCATTAAAGATGCAAAGGCAGTTAAGGGAACCATTATTGTTGCAACGCTCGACCGCTTTGGTCGTAAGGCTTGGGAAACACTCCAGTTCTTCGATCAGGTTGTTGCCAAGGGCAAGGTTAAGTTTGTTTGCTGCGATGATCCAACGATCTCAGAGGATAAAATGCGACTGCATATGAAAGCCATGTTTGCGGAGTTTGAACGTGAGAAAATACAAGAGCGTACCAAAAAGGCTTTAGCTCGTATCAATGAAGAGATAGCTGAGAAAGGATTTTACATCACTAAAGAGGGCAAGACGATTACGCAGCTTGGGGGCAATAAAAACATGGCAAAAGCCCGGTCTGCATCAACCGAAATGGTGCAATCCAAAGCCGACTATTTTGCCGATATGATGCGTCCTGTAATCTTGGACCTTCTTAGAAGAGGGTTTACTTTTCGAGACATGGCTGATTACCTTGAAGCTAAATCCGTGATGTATCCTACCCAAAGAGGGGGAACTTGGGGGGCATCAACGGTCTATAACTTGGTCAACCGAATACGAAAATTCGGACCAGAAACCGCAAGTGAAATTGATAAACTTGTAAACAGCAACCAACCACTAAAAAGGGTAATATAAATGAAACATATACTTAGAAACTATTATGGACAAGTTAGTCACATAATATATATTATGATGGGTAATTTTCAGTTCTATCAGTTCAGACTAATTAGTCTGACACTAGTTGGACTGTTCCTCCTGTTATTTGAAGCAATTGTTCTCTTCGGCATCTTTGCAACTTTGATACTGTCACTCTTTTTAGGATGTGCAATTACTGATTCTTGTTATGCCGTGCAAAATGTAGCTACAACATCTAGTGAGTGGGGATCAAATCAATGAAATGGAGCGATGATTCATCCGAGTTGGGTGCAAGTAAAGTAGCACCTTTAGTTTTAGAACAAGGAGCATTTGGAACTGTAGCCGAGGATATACGCCAGTTAGTTTTAAATGCACGGAAAGGTTTAAAGTCTACAACCTATTTTAATAAAGCTGCTATTGAACGTGGCAATCGACTTGAGCCGGTGCTTATTACATGGGCAGTCGATGAACTGCAAGCTATGTGTGGTCCTTCAGTTTTAGTAAATGGCATTGAACCAAATGATGCAGACAGGTGCGAGCCATATAGATTAGCTGCATCCTGTGATCATAAAGTTTTAATTGTGGGTGGTGAACTGACTGTTCCAAATCCAATGGGCAATGATTTCGCAATGAAGGGCGAGATACCTTTAGAAATTAAAACAGATGGTACAAACGATGGACCACCGAAATACGATTATATAATTCAGTTAAATGTTCAGATGCTGTGCATGGGTGCTGACTATGGTGTGATTGCTGTGCTATCCAAGGGGCTCAAGTTTACTTTATATCCTTACAAACGTGATGAAGAACTCTGTGAGTTAATTAAGGGCAGAGTGACAGACTTCTGGCACCGGGTAGACAACGACATTCCTTATCCTGAGAAGAAAGATAGCAGACCAGAGACAATTAACTTGGATCGTCTTAATTCTAAGAAGTCTGTTCTTGATTGCATCGACAACTATCACAAATGCGAGTCTGAAGTGGACAAGTGGACTGAAGAAAAGACAAACGCAAAGAATGTGTTGGTCGGAGTTCTTGAAGCCCACAATGCTCAATACGCTGAGATCGGTGATTATAAAATTAACTATCCTGTTGTTGAACGTAAAGCCACACCAGAGAAAACTGTCCCGGCGAAACCGGCAACGCAACACAGAAGATTTAGTATAGAGGTAAGAAAATGAAAAACGCACTTGTGCCTAACAATATTGCAGAGGCTATGCAGATTAGTGAAATGCTTGCAAGTTCAACTGTAATTCCAAAAGATTATGTGGGAAAGCCTGCCAATGTCTTTGTGGCTATTAATGCAGGGATGTCTATGGGCTTGTCACCGTTTCAAGCCATGCAAAACATTACCGTTATCAATGGCAAACCTTCTGTCTGGGGGGACGCTATGCTCGGTATGGTCCGATCTTCTCCTAAATGTCTTGGAGTTCAGGAGACTGTAACAGGCGAGGGAGATCAAAGAACAGCTACCTGTACTGCTACAAGAAAGAACGGGGATACAGAAGAAAAGATTGAAAGATCGTTTTCTTGGTTTCAAGCAAAAAAGGCAGGTTTGACAAGCCGGGGACCGTGGCAATCTTACCCTGATCGGATGTTGCAAATGAGAGCTAGAGGGTTTTGTCTCAGAGATGGATTTCCTGACGTACTGGGCGGCGTTATTACTGCCGAGGAAGCCCAAGACTATCCGGACGCTCAACCAACCTTAGAACCCCTTAAAATCGAGGCTATAGAGTCAAAGCCAGAAGAGCCTTGGGCGATACATATTCCGGGCAAGGAATCTATTGTCGTGAATGACGCTCAACAATGGAGTAACGGCTATGAAGCGATGGTCTTAAAAATTATTGGGTCTTCCAAAATTAACAAGGTTACGAAAATGGAAAAACTTATATCTCTTCGTTCCGTAAATCAAACGGCTTGGGACGACCTTAAAGAAAGACATGAAGATATCTACAATAACCTCTTAGAACTACAGGAAAGTTTTGACAATGAGTGATGTAATTATGAGTGACTTTCCACTTACACCTCGGCAAATGTCAGTGTTTAAAGTTTTAAAAAAATACTATAAAAAATACAAGTTCATGCCGACGCAACGTGAAATTAAAAAGGACATACATATTAAAAGTGATTCAGTCATTATTGATTGTTTAAAAGCCTTAGAAGAAAAAGGTTTTATTGAACGTAGACCGGGTGGTATGCGCATGATCAAAATATTAAAAGATATCTAATCTGCCAACTTTTGGGCTTGTTTTAACGCTTCTTTGTTACGACGAGTCCAACCTTTTCCAAACGTATCAAATGTTTTTAAACCTTCATAGAAACCCTGACGCTTATCGTGCATCTTCTGTAATAGTTTTTTTGCATCGTGGTCAGCCAGTTCTTTAAGTGTTTGCGGGCCAATCCCACCATCCTGTTCAACTCCAATGACACCTTGCAATGCTTTCGCTGATCGACTTACCCCACTGTTCACCCCCCAATCAAAACAAAAAAAGTCGAGTCCAGGTGGTAAATCATCGCATTTTAATCGTTTCCAATATTCGTTTTTATAGATAGGGGCAACGTCAGCCGGAGTGAGATTCTTCATTTCTCCATCTTCAATACTTCGACCAACCCAACTGCTGTATGTGTTGCGAGTTACACCAAGATTGGTTTCACCGCCCGGATCACGGGGATGATTAACGTAACCACCTTCGTGATGAAGTAGCATCTCTAATGCTTTGTCAAAATTCTCTTTCAATTTACTTCTCCACTTTTTTTACACGTTCTAGTGTTCTCAATCCGCCCAATCCTAGCATCCCCATGAGAACTGGGAGCATGACTGTAGTGTCTGCTTGAGGAATTTCGATATTAAAAGGGGCAGCGAGTGGTGCGATTAAAAAATTCACCATAAAACCAAGGACGCAAACCCAAGCGGTCGCCGGTCTCCATGATGATTGAAACCAATTTCCTTTTGCCTCTTGTTTGTTTATTTCTAACTGTGCAAGCAACGCCTGTTGAGCATGAGTATCGGACATCGTGGCTATCTCATGGGCAAGCTTTGCCTTTTGATCTTTGTCTTCAATAAACTTATCTAGGATACCAGTTACTGGGCCTATAAGACTTGTTATTAAACTCATTTTGTACCCGCTTCTTTTTCATACGAACTTTCTTTTATTTTCGTGTAGGCGTTTGCACCTAAAAACGTGGCGATTATACCCATGTTAGCTATAACCCAAGTGCTTCCAATTGGCTGCAATACCGTAATTCTGTCTACAGAAATCAAAGGAGTCAACATGATTGCTATAAATGTTGTTACACTAAATAAACTAAACAAGATCATAAATCGGGACTGATCCTCCTTTCGATTTGCATTATCAATTTTTATAAAACGCTCATGTTTATCAAGCTCGTCCGTTGTGACTATGCCATCGCCATCCAAATCGGCGGCGTTTAAAGGGTTGTCTTTGCTTAATTTTTTCATTTAACAATTATCCAACTTGGCTCAAACATTATAGAGTTTCTGTAAGCGAGTAATAATAACACAACTGTAAAAATAATCAATCGACTACGGCTTAAATTCAAAGGCCGCCCAAATTAAAAGTCCTCCACCGCCTAGCGTAATTGTCACGCCCAGTAGAATTGAGAGGGTATCTAATATTTTATTTTTTCGAGCAATAGCCGCGTAACGAGAATCCCGATCTCTTTCAACAGATTGCGCCCTCATTTTTTTAAACATTGCCACACCTTTGGAACCACGCGTTTCCCAGATGATTCGCTCAAGGTCTTTCTCCATGTCCATAGCTTTTTCATAAGCAATGTATTGCGATAGAGGGTCATTTTTATTGCCAGACTTCTTTGCTTCTTTCGCGCCATCTATGAATGAAAAGACTTTATTCAAATCTTTTCCCATCGACGAAAGATCTTTACCTAAAGAAATTCCTTTCTTTAAGGCAGAAAATGACAGAAGAGCAAGGCTTATCGGGTCCATAACATTCTCCGCAGAACTTTTTTAAATGCCTATGTAACTTCCACCACGCTTCGCAGCACCCATACCACGCGCAAGCATCTTCTTACCACTTCCTGTCATAGGAGCCGCGGTTTCTTTGCCATGATTAGCGTAAGGTATTTTTCCTTGGTTTTTTATTTCGGCAAACTCTACAGCCTTTGGTTCAGGGCCGGGAGTGTTTGTTACAATTTTAACTGTTCTCATTTATTGCTTCCTTTGTGCTTGAAGTTTTAGTAGTTCCTTTTCGCGTCCCGCTTCTATACGAGCTTGCGTTGTATTAGCTTGCGCCTGCAATCTCTTGTCGAATTGTTCGCTTCGTAAGTCCTGACCCCGTTGATCTAAAGAAAGTTTTGCTTGATCGACTTGAGCATCCGACTGTTCAGACTGAGCTTTGATCTGTAGTTCTTGCTTCTTGAGTTCTATAAGCGGATCGGGTTGGCCGGCTCCAGACATTTCCTGACTTTGTTGACGTAGCTGTTGCAGACCCTGCGCAATCATTTGCGCCGTGATCGCTTCCAACTGGACTGGATCGGAAGCCACACCTTGCTGTTGAGCAGCTTGGACAGCCTGTTCTCTCGACTGTATTTGGATATGCTCCATAACATGCTTTTGCAACGTGATCGCCAAGGCAGGGTTGCCAGAAACCATTGGGCTTGCACCAAAGACCATGTGGGCGAGTATATGCGCCTGATGGTTTTGACCTTCGAAAGCATTGAGTGAAGCCATGTCCAAAACATTTATATTCTCCTGCGCGGGATCAAGCGGTAAGGGCTCATCCACGGGTACGTTCCTTAATATACGATCAATATCTCGAACACCCAATGATTCGTACATATCGTAGTACACTTCATACATGTTGTGCATCTCTGGAGCTTGCGCCGCCAATTGCATTTTTGTTTGAGCTAAAGTAATCCGTTGTGCTTGACTAAATACATTTGGATTAGAAACAGGGATAACATCCACCTTGCTGTCAAAATCAGAAGATTTAATTGACGAATCAAAACCCTCAACAGAATACGGATATTCAGGCGGTAAACTCTCCGCCATAACGCGGGATAAAAGTTTAAACTCAACCCGTGTGGCATAGTGCAAACGCTTATGAACGGCAGACATTACCCGTGAGCCTTGTTCCAACATGGCTATGGTTGTTCCTACCGCAGCGCTCTGATTGCCGTCTCCAACCTTCATATCGGTTATAGTGGCAAAGCGCCGTCCTGCATCCACAACAAAACCTAGTAATTGAAATAAAGTCTGGTCGGGTCCTTTAAAAGGCAGCGGCATGAGGCTATCACGGATAGCCCCACCGGGAGCGTCCACATCACGGAACTCACCGGGCTGAAGAGGTTCGTCGTCGTCCCTGATCCGTAGACCGCGGGCTTTGAACCCTGCTGGGAGGTTTGACAAGGTTCCGGCGTCGATCAACTGCCTCAGTGCCGCCGTGGCGGTCCGTGACAGACCACCAATCGTGTGAATCAGACCCAAGCCATAAAAACCGAATCCCGGAAGAAATTTATAATGCACAAAATATTGAATCTTGCGCTTTTCTTCATCCTCTTCACGATAGTTGCGACGAATTGACAATATTTGACCGTTGTCCTGTGATATTGTTACAACATAGGGGATTTTTATCCCTGTAAATTCCCCATCTTCGTCCTCATCTTCATAGCCGTCTAAGTCTAAATCGGCGTGAACTTCTAAAACTGTGCAGTCGTAATCAATCGAGGACGACGAAACGCCTTCTAACTGATCTAATTCAGACGATAAACTGCTGTACTCGCCCTGCGCAGGAATTACAGGAATGTCTAAGTAAAATCCTGCAACTTGTTTTTTTCGTAAATCGTTTAAAGACATGCGAATCACTTGCGTAATGTTTGGACATGTCTCCAAATCAGAGGTCTCATAGGGAACCACAAGGTGTTCTGCGGGTACAAACTTGCTTACCGCTCTTCCCAAGGTCTCATCAAAATAAACTTTCTTAAACGTACTGCCCGCAAGAGGTAGATAAAATAACATTTGATCAAGTTCTGGCGTGTATTCTTCCATTACATTCGTAATGTAATAATTCATAAACTGCTTGACACGTTGTGCCTGATTCGTTTTTTCATGCGTTTCTGATCCCATGACCGCCGTTCGTACCGGACCGCCCGCAGGAAGCATTTCATTAAACGCCTGTGCCTGAAATTGTGTTGCCGCTTCGGCTAAAAGAGGGTGGGTCACGCCCGACGCGCCGCGAAAAGGTTGCGTTCTCTCTTGATAATTAAATCCAAGAAGCTCTAACCCATTAGAATACGTATCTTCCCAATCCTGACGGCTGGCCTTATTTGACGAAAACTCGCCTAATAAATCACCCGCTATGCTTCCAAGCTCTGAATCCGACATTGTTTCAGCAAGATTATCATAAAACTCAACCTCGCTCTTATCCGATTCTGGATCAAAATCTACAACAACACTCCCGTCCTCCTCCGCAGTGATCTCAATGCTGGGAGAATCTTCGTCCGTTATCGCAATGATCTCAGTCTCCTGCGACATCGGAAGCTCAAGTTCTATTTCTGCACGAAGATCCTCTTCATCCAGTTGAGCAGGAACATTCCTGTCCATTAATCCCGCTTGTGGGGTTGGTTTTATTGCCATAAAAGTCTCCTTTGGGCTAACTTACCATAGGTCTAAACATATTTCTAGCAGTATCGCTTAACCCACCAATACCTTCGTGAGTATACCCACGGCCCGCAACACCGCCATTCTTCATGCCACCACCCGGTCCGCGGTAATACTTTAAGGCATGAAACGTTTCTTCGTCTATTCCAAGCCCATACTTTCCGTGAACACCTGCAATCTTACGCGCCAGTCCTCCACCATCTTTTTCCGTTAAAGCTCTAGGAATTAAATTTATGTAAAAATCTTTTGCAATTTGGTCCATAGGTTCTCCACCACCCTGCAAACTTACAATCCCGCCCTGCGCTAATAAGCTTGTCTCTTCTTCTATTTCTTCTACAACAGGGAGAGGGACAAACGGGTCCTTTCGATTTAAAATAGGCATCGCAGATTTGCTTACAAGGAAATTTGGCGCAAGGTTCTCGAACCGCGGGTCCTTTCCGTAGTCCTTTGTGCTTTCAACCAGGTAAGGATTGGCCCCTGTAATAGGGTCTAACCCCGGTATAACTCCCGGTCCCGATGGTGTAATCGGATTAACAACAGGGACCCCAACTCCTGGAATACTTGTC